CCGTGCCAACAATTGTGCCTTCGGCGTAGTTGGCGGAGGCCTGGTCGGCCGGATCGTCAGAAGCCTCGGAGGGAGGGCAGCCGTAGGGTACCAACGTGGGCGTGCGGAAAGTATCGCCAATTTTAAATTCAATTGGCTGGGCGGCAGAGCCAGTTCCGTAATAACGCCACTCCGAGGGTCGCTCGCCTAAATCTCCCCAATTGGGGATTGCGCCGTACTGCCAGGAACTACCGCCTGCTGATGCGGAAAGCTTCGATGGGTCCGGTTCGACGAGCGGAAGCAACACAATTGCCACGTTATCATTGCCGATGCAAAAATTGTACACAATACCGTCATCGGCAGAATCCATCGATGCAAACACATGGTAAAATGTGCCATCGGATGCGTCATCCCGTAGTACGGTTGTAACCGTCAGATGGCATGCCGATATACCGAAAGCAGATGACGCATCCAGCCGGTCGCCGGTCTTAATATCCGCCAAAGAAGCCTTCAATCTCGCGGGAGTGGGAAACTGCATAAGTACCATCCCGTCCTGCTCCTCCTCGGTGACGGAGTCCAGGTCGTCGGGGGTCAAATCCCACGTACGCGGAGTGGCTGCGCCTATTCCGGCGGCCAGAACCCGGGCAGCTTCCTCGCCGACATATTTCTTATTCGTGCTCATAATTGATGTAGTCGTTAGGGTTATACACTTCTTTGGGTTTGAAAACAGAGCGCCCGCGCATTTCACGGAGGCGTGTCCGGAAGCGCTCCAGCGCGTCGCTTGTGGCCGCCCGATCGCCAGCCTCGGCATCGAGCTCCAGAGTGGCAATCTGGGATTCGTCGGCAGGGAGCAGCGCGGCAATCTCCTCGGCGGTCAGCTCGACGACAGGCACAAGTTTCTTCAATGCGGCAACATCCTCGATGGTTGCCAGACGCGCCCAGTTCTCGGGGTTAGCGATGTTGGCATCATGCTTTACTGCCGGTGGTGCGATGGTTGGAGCCGATGCCGGAACCGCCTGCACGCCCTCCGCAGATTGCGCCGAAATCTCGATCTCATCGTTGAAATACACGTACTGGTATACACCCCAGCACTCATCTACGCAGCCCAGCAGCAGTGCGCCCGGTTTGATGGGCTTGGTGGAGATGGCATATGTGCCGGCGGCAGTGAACAGCGCCTTCTCCGTGGCGAAGTTGTCCGGGAGATAGTGGAGCTCGCGGCGATGTTCGGCGATTTGCTCCTGGAGCTCGGAATCGGCGACCTGCGCGGTATTGAGGGCGTCGGCGATGGCGCTCTGGCGGTCGGCGGCCTCGGAGGTGATAAGAGCTTTTATCTCGGTGAGCTTTGCCAGGAGAGTTTCATCATCCTTGCATCCCTCGAGGAATGCAAGGATTTCGCGGAAGCTCTCGATGGCCTCGGTGGCATTGTCGTGATCGATGGCGTCGAGGTCAGCCCGGAGAGAGGCAATCATCGACTGCATGCTGGCCTTGTCAGTTGCGTGGTCTGTTGCCAGCTGATTGATTCGGCCGCTTAGAATTGTATCAATACGTTCCAGGTCAGCAAAAGCATCCTCGACAATCTTTCTAATCACTCCAAACTTCACATATTTTCCACCGCTAAGTTCGATGAGGTCGGTATCAGCGGGGTTGTCGGTAGGTGTAAGTTGCGAGATATCGGCGCCGTTGGTTTTCAACGCTGCTATAACCTGGCTTACGATATTTGTAGTGTTTTCTGCCATAATTATATAGTTCTTAATTTTTCGGTAACAATGCGGCTCACGGTGCCTACTGGGGCATATCCGCTTACCCGGCGTATGAGTTTCTGATTCTCGGCTTCGATAGCGGGGTTTATCATCCGAACCTTTTGCAGCGTCTGGAGATAAGTCATGCTATCACACCCCTCCACTATCTGCGTGCCCTCTGGCGCCGCGCCATCGGCACGGCAATACCGCTCGCCGTCAATGTAGACGTAAGAGCAACTGAGAATACGGTTAAACAGTTCGGCATGCCACACTGGTACACCCTCGCAATCGCCGAGGATGAAACGTTTTTGTGTTGTCTCCATCCCGTAGAGCTGAATCAGATCACCTTTATCGGTGGTGAATGTTTCGCATGTGGCGGCGAATGTGTAGTTGCCGTCGGTAAACCCTCCCGCCACGCGGAAATCGAAGAACCTCTGCATTCCGTCGATTACGAATACGGCGTCAGTGCGATTGCGGTTGGTTCCCATGGAATATTGAATCAGCGAGGTATTTGCGAGTATGCGCGGGTTATCCGTTACCCGAAAACACCTGCTGAGGATGTCGCCAACAGCCAAAGCATAGTGGCCCACGCCAAAAGCCAGCGTAGCGAAAGCAAGTTTTGTTTCGTCGTTGATCTCCCATATCTGAGGAGTTATTGTACCAATCTCGGCATCTGTATCGGCGTTATATAGTCTGATAGCAGGCACATCTTCATCGGCCCCCAATATAACTTCAAGCAGGGGGCGGTCTGTAACGGCAAACGTCTGCTCGTATCGGCTTGGACGTCCCCCACTCCGATGTTCCAGGTTGAAAAATATCGGTGTAAAAGGTGATATTATCATAATTGGTCAACTTTCCGGATTAACATTTTATAGGATGCCGCGCCGTTCATGGCATATTTGATGCCGAGGTCCATAATGTAGCCCATGTATGCCACACCTTCAAAATTGACCACAATTGGCCGGGAGAGGTCAGTGGTGAGGCTATCGGCATCGACGATAGAATCGAACTCAGCTTCCATGGCCATAGCTATGCGGTTGGAGATGGTGATGTTGTCAGTACCGCCCTTACCGTCAATGGTGATCTCGGCATTCCCCTCGGAAGATGCGAACGTCAGAGTAAGGTTCTCCTCGTTACCCATGATACCGAGATATTCCTTATTGGCGTTGACACACGCCATCGGCGAAAACATGCGATTAAATACCCGCTGGGATTTAACGCCGGTAATCTCGCCGGAGTAGTCGGGGTGTACACCTTCGGTCAAATCTTCAGTTATGGCAATGAAAAACAAATCCTTGTCGGCCTTGTCGTCTGTGGTATTGTCAGAGGTGTTGCGGATGGTAAACTCAACGCCGTAGCTATCGGCACGGTACGGGCTTATCATCGAGAGCGTTTTGTCAGAGTATGTGCATCCGGTGGTATAGGTGGAATTAAAATTGAACTCATCACGCCCGCTGGGGCGGTCGTAATTCTGCTTTTTATAGCCAATGTTGATGGAGGCAAAGACAACATCCTTGTAGACCGAGACGTTGAACTCACTGCCGCACTCAACCTCCAGAGGTTCGGCATCTCCGAACAGCTCGCTACGATGGAGGAAATGCACGTTGTAGCGAGGATGCTGCTGAAAATCCTCCTCGTTATAAGTATATTTTACGAGATTGTGCAACCGCTTGATTGCGGCCGTAGACCCGTCAATACTTTCCTCCGGTTCATCGTCCATGCGAATATAAAGTTGGTTGTTGTCGGAGGTATCCTTATAAACCATATCCTCGCGCACGCCGCTGGGGAATGTGTTATAATTGCCGACGTTTGTAAAGCCGAGATAGGCGTCGGTGTCGGTCGGCATATAAGCGAACTGCTTTTTGTCGGTCAGAAATACCAACCGGTTAGGATTGACAACACCCTCCCATCGGTCGAGCGGGCCATGAACGGTTATGGCCGAGTGGTCGATGCTGAGTAGCGTGGTATCGACGAAGCCGTGAAATGGGTGGATGCCGCCGAACTTGGGCGGTGCAACGTCCTCTTTGGTCTGATAGGTGTAGCCGAAAACGACCTCCATCCACTCGGTAAAGTTTTTAAAGGAGGAATAGAGTTTGCCCTTGGGAATCTCGCGCAACCCCTCGGCGGGGAAGAGATATGTTTTGGCGAGGCGCGTATCGTGGGCTGACATGGTTACCGACACTACCGGATGCCGCTCCCCTGCCATCTTTTCGACTATCCCCTTGCAAACTTTGGCCGGGGATATGCCACGTATCTGCTTGCGCTCGTAGGCCGCAGTCTGCCATGTAAATTTCATCGACTGCCCATATAGGATGGCTTTGCCCATCCATGGGTAATAGATATTGTCAAAGTTTATCGCGTTGATGCCGATATACTCCGAGTTTTCCATGGTAAACGTTACCTTGCCTGAGTACTCTTTTGAATAGTAGTCATCGGACTCCTTGACGCCCGTATTTTGCCAATAGTAGGATATTTTGGGCGGGTTTGTTGAGCCGGGGAGAGGCAGTGACAACCTCTCCTGGGAAATCCACACGTAACCATTTACAACGCACACAAGCCCCTTGCTCTTAGGCTCGGGAACTTCCGATGCAGAGTTGTAGTCGGCTACGCTGAAGCCTGGGCCATCATCTTCGGTGCTCGGAGTCGGGAATGTTCCCCCGGGAGTAATTCCCGAGGGGAAATCAGACTTGGGGATAAGCGTTACTATAGTCTGCTTCGCGCCACCACTTGCCCATTTTTGCAATACGACATCGGCAGTATGATAAGAGCGCAGCTTTGACACTCGGAGAGTATATTCAAGGGTCACTTCGACAGGATTGCCACGTAACAACTGCATGATGTGCCAGCAGGAGTTGTCGGGTTCGTCCTCGCCGGCCGTATTCGGGTGCTGATTCTTACACACCTTCATCACGCCAACGTTTTCAATTTCCCCGTCGCCTATGCGCCCAACCCACGGCACGCTACCGATGGGGAATCTTACACATATACTGCCGTCCTTGTGGGTATTCGAATGCATCTCCTTGGTAAACTGAAACTCAGCTGATTCAAGCAGGGGAATGCGCGGGAGGTTGGAAACAATGTCGTAATCCAATTCTTCATCAAGCAGGAACTCGTATGTAGTGGACTTATTAGCCTTGATGAGAGCAGCGAGGCTATCGTCAACGCAACCGATAGAGAAAATACCATTGGGCTTGATTTTGGCTGTGGTGAAATCGAAATCAGCAATAAATACCGACTCCCACCCCCAGCGCTCTGTAATGCGGGCAAATTCAATGGACGCTTTGGCCAAAACTCCCTGCTTGATAAAAAGAGATGTCAACCGGGAAGCCGTGTAACCGGCGAACTCAAACTCCGAAGAGAACGAACGAACCACGCCACCGAGCGAGGCCCGAGAAAACGAGCACTCTATATCCTCCCAGTTCGTGAAGTCGGAATCGGGAATTACAAATGTATCTGTACCTATGTTGAGCGTATATCTTAAGAGCATGGCCGTTTCGTTGAGCAAAAATAACCAACGAATACGGCCATTGCTTACATATGCCAGGATTTTTGGAAAATCAGAAACGCCGAATTTGCCACCTAACTATCTGAACGGCATATAAGTTATGAAGATACGCGCCAAAATATGAACTTTATCCGAGCCTTATGCCCTCTCTTGAAAAAATCTTTTCAATCGGCTAATTATATAGCCGCATATTTTGTTATTAATAAATTTATTATTATATTTGTAGTGTAATCAATAACCAAAAAGAAAGGAGGTGTACAATGAAATGAGTTACAAAGAAAGGTTGATTTACCGAATCTTCGATCTACTTGCACTAATCGAAAATCGGAGAAATCAACCTATTGTCAATCAAATCAAAGGCTTACTTTATCAGCTTTTAGATGACGAAACCGATGTTTAACAGTTTTTGCCCCGTGTGACAGACGGGGCAAATTTAAACAAAATAACATGAACAATAAAATCTCTTTTGAACAACTTAACGACGCCAAGTTCAGACGTGCCGAACAAATGAAAATCAAATCTGAGGCCACATGGGTAGCATTCCTTGAATTGAATGGCATAATTAATATTACCAAATTTGCCCGTGCCTACTTCAACAAATCTCAGAGTTGGTTTGCACAAAAGTTGGCGGGTATGAGCGTCTGCAATAAAACTCGCGCCTTCACCGAAAACGAATATGCCACCATTGCAAATGGGTTGCGAGACCTCGCCAAGCGACTCAACGACTATGCAGATGCCATCGAAAAGGCGAATATGGAATAGATTCACACCAAAGCTTCGGCAAGCAGTTTTCTTCCGGCGTTTACCCGGCTCTTCACCGTACCGAGGGGGATGCCCAAGGTACCAGATATTTCTTCATACGTGTAGCCTTTGGCGAATAGGACAACGCACTCGACACACCGGGAATCTCGGGCACACTTGCGGATGATGGAGAACACCTGCCGCAAAGCCACTGATTGGTCGGCGCTGATGTTACTCTCGCAATCATATTCGCCAAGCGAGGTAAAAAGCACCCTACGACGCCGGTTGTACCAATTGACGTATATGCTCTGCATCACGCTGAGGGCCCACGGACGAAAAGCCTCGCCGATATGGAAATTGTCAGCATATACAAGTAATTTGCATATGGTGTCGCACATCAGGTCTTCAGCGTCCTCTCTGACGCCACAGAAATAATTGGCCTTGAGCTTCATCCAGTGCATATCCTCAACAATCAAGGCCTCGACATCCCGTCTCATCGCATCTTTCCGAGGATGCGCAAAGCATTCTCACGCTCTTTGATTGATTGACGATGCAGGGCGTTGGCGGTTCGCTTCATCCGGGCCAGTATGCGGTCCACCTTAATGTCGGCATCCTTGCGTCGGCGCGTTTCGCGCATTTCGAGTGTAAGCACGTCGAGCTTCCGCTCTATTCTGCGGATGGCCCGATTTAAAATTTGTATTTGCACGCTAATTTTATCCATTGCGATTTAATTAAAGTTACGCAATGGGTTACAAATAATAATGTAGCAGGTTCGGCGACACATATAAAAATAGCGGCAATCCCTTTCGGACACCGCTATTTTGCGATTCTTGCGCCTGGCTGAAATGATTAATACCCCCTTCGGCCTTTAAGTCGAGCGAGAATAGCCTTGACCTGGGCATTATACTGGCAGACGAGATTAGCATATACACTCGCTTTCATAGTGTGCGTATCAATCTGAAATTTAAAATGGGCCATAATAGCGGCAGTCTGGGAGTCAAACATCTCGCGGATGCTCTCTCCGCGGACCTCGGAGTCGCCTACTTCGTCCTGCTCATCATCAGATTCCAATCTCTTGAGCGTATCGCGGGCCTTTGCGAGTTTGAGGCGTATTGCGCTCCGCACACGCTCGGGGGGCATTCTATCGGTATAGATACCCAACTCGGCAAGCGTATCTTTCACGGCGTCCGTCTTGCCAAACCTCATGATATTTTCGCAAATAGTAAGGACCCGTTCCTCCAGTTGTGCTTTCAGTTTGCGCTCATTGCGGCATAGATAACGGTTCATGCCGAGCGGATCGGCGATGCTTTTATACTCGAGGGCCAGCTTCCGGGCAATGGCTTTTGCTTTTTTGGGGGAAATGGGTACATCGCCACGCAGAAGTGTACTGATGTCGCCCTCCATTATAGCAACAAACTGGTCGACGGTGATCTGAGATAGGTTCTTTATCATAGTTTTGACTGTTTGTAAAGTTCGTAACGCGCTTTGTAGTCAGCCTTGCGCTGCGCCTTAATCTGAGCCTGTATCATTGCGGCGATGCGATTGAAGCCGCGCTCATTCGACGCTTTCAATTCGCTATAATCATTGACAACGATAGTATTGATTCCATCAGTAGGCACGCTTGCAGCAGTATTCTCGGCGATAAACCGCTCAATCGACGGCACAACCTCGGCGCCTTGCGGGAGGTCTACGAGTGTAGGTTTGTCAGGAGTAAGCCACGTCATATCGCCAACCCTCACGACCTCCTGGCGCCCACCGTCGCCTACGACGGCGAGTCCACCGGGATGCGAGTCGGTACCCTTTGCGTATTTGGGCAGAGGTTGGGCGGCGATGGTGGCTATCTGCAACGCGCCCATAGTGGCGGCCATAGCGGCAAATACCAAATTGAGCGGAAATGAAGCCGAGTGTAAGGCGGTCACAATAGCCAGTGAGGTCGAGATGGTAGCCTGCGCGAGGTCGGACGCCTTTTTGAACTTTGCGGCCTTCATCTGCAGGGCGGCCTTCTCCTCTTCAAATTTCTTGTTTTTGGCAGCAGTTTCGGCCTCGGCGGCCTGCTTGCGGGCCTCCCCTTCTTCCTCGGTGATAACGTTGCTATCTACGAGTTCCTGGATGCGTTCCTGCTCGGCATCACCGGCCTCCGTGTTGGCCTCTATCTGCTCGTCCATCTTGTCGATTTGCGCATCGTACATGTTAGAAACGAAATCGGTAATGGAAGCAAATACTTCCTGAGCGCGTTGCGCCCAGTCGTTCAAAGCTTTCAACCGCTTCGCCTTGGCAGCGGCCTCCTCGTCGGCAGTTTTTTTGATGTTAGCAACCTCCTCGTCGGTAGTTGCCTCCGAGAGCTTGATTTTGGCCTCTGCGAGTTGCTTGGCGTATGCCTCTCGCTGCTCGGCCGTTAGTTTGTCGGAGTCGAGGATGGCTTCAAGGTATGTGATGGACGCCTGTGCGGTTCGCTTGGCATAGTCGGTCTGCAGTTTCTCAGATTCATCGTTCAGCTCCTTCTCGGCAGCTTCACGCTCTTCGGCGGTCTTGGCAACTTTGAGGCGTTCAGCATATTTCTGACGGAGGGCGGCCAGCTCTTCGAGCATCTGATTATTACGCTTGTCCTGCTCGTTGGCGAAATTGTCATCCATCTCCTTGAGCTGGGCTTCGTTGTAGGCTTTCTCAATTTCAAGCCGCTTAGCGGCATATTTCTCAGCGATGATGTTTTTGTCAGCGCCGTTTTTGTCAGCCTCGGCAAGTTCTTCCTCTTCCTGCCGGCGAAGCTGGGCGAGTTTGAGGATGCGTTCCTCGTTACTCCCCTTCTTGACGTACTCGAGGCGGTTGGCGAGGTTGGTTTCCGATATTTTTTTCTGAAAATCAGCCTCGCACTTTGCAAGTTCGGCATTCATCTGGTCGATGAGCTGCACACGGAGCGCCTTTTCAGTCTCCCCGTCACCGGTTATCTGGTCAAGTTTCTTTTTTATATTGAGACGAATCTGCGCCATATCCTTTTCATGGCCGTCGGCCATAATCGCGATTTTGGACTCCTCCAATGCCTCAAGCTTTTTCAGCTCTTCCTTCATCTCCTTCTCACGCTCCTTGGCAGCTTTTTTCGCTTCCTTGTCTTTCTTTTTCTTTTCGTCCTCATCTTCGGGGGCTACGTAGTCAGATGAATCGATGGTTTTGTTAAGATTGCCGGATGGTGCTTCTGCGGATGAGGTATCGGGCAATTTAAACTCCTTCAAATTACCACCTTCCGCAATCTCGTTATAAGCATCGACGGCGTTCTGGGCAATATTCTTCATCGCATTGGCCACGTTGTCGCCAAAACTCTGCAAGCCTTTTTGGTAATCCTCCTTTATCTTGGAGAAATTGCCCGTGAAAATATCCTCTATGATGGCGCCGAGGGATTTGAAACCATTAATGAGGTTGTTGAACAGCATCTTGCCGACCTCCCAAAGATTTTTGAAAGTCAGGATGGTCTTCATCAAGCCAGCCCGCACCATAGCGGAATTATTGTAGATACGGATAGCCCAATTGGCAATATCAATACAGCCTTTTATAATCGTAGTCAAACCCTGCGCAACATAGGTTTTGGCTTTGGTTGTCATCACTTCAAACGACGTGCCATTGGCCTTGAACAGAGCGGCGGTCATAGCGGACAACTCGGCTTGCGCATTCATCTGCTCATCGTTGGCCTTGCCGAGTTCTCCCATACGCTCTTTGGCCACCTGCAGGTTGTCGTTTACGTCAGAGATGGATTTTAAGAATCCGCTACCCATCTGCCCTGCGGCACGGCCGAATACATTCTTCATGATTTCTCCGGCTTCCTGCGAGTTCACTGGCAACTCCTTCAGTTTGTCGGTTATCATCTTAATAGCATCCATCATCGAGATGTTGCCGCTGGCCACATCCTCCTGCATCTTTTTGGCGTCGATTCCGACGTTGTTAAGAGCCTTTTCGGTTGCATCGGTCATCGCACGCAACCTATTCCCGGCAACCGAAATCGACTGGAGAGCCTTTTCGTCAAATAGGCCGTTGCGGGTTTCAGCCAATATGGCCATAAACTGCTCTGCCGAAACACCTGCATCCTTAAACGCTCCGGCGAACTGAGAGATATTGTCAGTAAGGTTGCCGCTCATGTCGGCACCTGCTACGATACCATCCTGCATCAGTTGCATGGCCTCATCCCATGTGATGCCGAAATGCTGCACAAGTTGATTGGCCGCGCCGATAGTATCGGAGTAGCTTTTGCCCATCTTATCGCCGAGTGCCTGCATGCGCGTGGTCACGGCGTCAGCAGCCTCACCGGTCTTGCCGGTAAAGTTTTCAGTCAGTCGGGAGGCTTCAATAAGCCCCTTGTTATAATCATACCACCATTTGAATGCCGCGGCAGTTCCGGCGATGCCGAGGAATGCAAGCACCCACGGGTTTGCAAGCATACCTATGAGGGTTTTGCTGAATGCTTCAGTTTTAATTCGCAGCCCGTCGAGAAAATTACCTCCCTTACCCAGCCCCTCGAACGACTTGCCAAAATTGGTGTTTACTCCGACAAGGCTTAAAAGTCTTTCAGCAAACCCTTCATTCGCCCCTGTCGCCTCGTCAATAACCTTTTTATTCTCTTTAATACGCTCGTTGATGGCTTCAATCTGCCGTTTCCCCTCCGCCGTTCTGACGGAAATGTGTTTTATGGCTTCGGCAAAGCGTTTGTTCTGCGCCTCTGCCTCCGAAATAGTCTTGGCCTCCTTACCCATAATGTCGCTCACGTCGGATAATTTGCGCTTGTTCTCGGCGAGTTTGGCATTGGCGGCATCAAGCGTTTTTTGATAGTTGGCATCTTTGCGGTCGAGCATCGTAATACTCTCCTCTATCAGTTTGGTTTGGTCGGCGAGGTCTTTGAAAGTCACGGCCTCCTGCTGGATGCAATCTGTCAGTGACTGAGTGGTAACAACTCCATTCTGACATGCAATCGCATAGTTGCCAACGTTGCGATGGAAATCTCCCATCCTGGCACCCATATCTTTAACGTGGGCATCGAGATTTTGGGCAACCTCTTCAAGCTCTTTGCCAAAGTCGGAATTGCGTCCTTCCTCGCCCAACTGATTCCATGCCTTTTTGAGCAGGTCAACCTGCAGTGATAACCGACGCGTGCTATCTTCCTGTTCCTGATTGGCCTTCTCCTCGGCCTTCATAATCTGGTCGAGGGTACGTTTCTCGGTGGCGAGGGCGCGATATTGAGCAGTTAGCTCAGCTTGCTTGGCAAGATACTGCTCCATGGTCACTTTCCCCTCGGTGAGCGCTTTTTCGTTATCCTTCTGCGCCTTTTTGTTGTTTCTAAGCTGGTTGTCCAGCTGCCCAAGCCGCTTTATCTGCTCGTCGTAGGTGTCGTAGTACTGCTCAAGCAACCGCTTGACCCTATCATATTCGGTGTAAGCTTCGCGCTGGGTTTTATTGACGCGCTCCTGCTCCATGAGCTGGCGCGAGATGGTGTTTGTAGTGTTGGCAATTACAGTCTGCTGTTGCGCCATAACCTCCGAGAGTTTGCGCTGTGCTTCGGCCGCCTCCCGGCTTTTCTCGGCCAGCAGTGCTTCGAGACGTTCGAGGTCTGCGATGCCCCGGACATCTATATTCAGCCCGCGGGCCATACTGCGGGCAACCTCCAGATATATCTCCAGCGCACTGCGCAGTTCGCGGTCGAGTGTTTTAAGCTGCTCTATCGCCGAGGGGTCGACAAGGTCGGTTATCTTGGTCATTGGTAAGGTGTGATTAGTTCGATGGTTGATTTGTCGCCGATAGTGTCGGCGGTTGTAAAACCGTATGTCTGGTCTGCATTGCGGTAAATGGCAACGTGCTTGCCCTCAATCACGGCCAGAGCCTTTGCGAGTCGACGTATGCGCTCACGATCTTCGGCAAATTTTTTATTAAGGCATGCGCAACTCATAGTTATGCTGATGTATATCCGCACTTGGCGAAATAGTCCTCAATCCACGGCATCAGGAAAGTGGCATTGAAATAGCCTATCCCTCGCTCTCCCATATCGAAGATGGCGTTGCCGTATTTGTCGGCAATCGCCGGGCCATTGCCCTTAGACGAGTAGACTTCGAGTTCTTTCCCGGTCATTCTCGCTTCAATACCGCTGTAGAATGTGCCGTCGATGAATAGATTCGGAATGTTATCAGGACGCGGAGGCAATGCCAGGATTGTCATGGACGACGGAGGTGTAATCTGCCTTTTCCATTCCTTGTAATCGGCATTACGCTTGTACCAATAGCCCGGCTCGTTGAAAAACGGGTCGTTGTCGTAATTTGGCGAAAGGTGTTTACCGGTTCCGTCGACGCCGCTCCATAGCTGTTCTTGTACGACATCAACGACCGCACCTCTGTTGACTTCGAGGCATTCTGCCACTGACCGCTCGAATCCATCGGCAATCGCGGAGATTATCAACTGCATCTGCTCTATCGTCATGGCGACTAATTGTTAAGGGGAGGCGGGCAGACCCCACCTCCCCTCGGGTTGTTATTTGACGGACTTGGAAGCCCTTTTGGGTGGAGGCGGCACAATCATGTCGTACACCTCTGAGAGCATCTTGCGGCGCGTTTCCGGCTTTTTGTCAAGCCAAAACACATCCTCGTGGGCCGCGATAAAATCCTCTTTCGTCATTTTCGCCACGTTGGCGTTGACAAAAGACACAGATTCATAGCGCGTAATCATAACTGCTCGATACCTTTAATGCCCTTCTCAAAGAGATCAGCGGCAGGTTTGAGCCTTGGAGTTGCGCCGGCAGATGTGGTCAGCGTCATCACCTTGGAGGTGTCGTCATAGGTCACGGCGGTTGCGCCGTCAACGAGCGTGGCGTTTTCAGCAAGTACCGGGCCATAAATCTCAGTGAGGTCGTAGCCCCCGACAGCCTCAACGAGCTTATACTTGTTGTCAACTGTCTTTTCAAGCACCACGGGAGTCAGACCAATGGCGGCACGGCGCACGTCGAAATCAAGCTGGATGAAGTCGAGTTTTTCAAATGCAGCGCGGGCATCCTCGTAGGAGAACGAAACCGTAAGCGAAGCCTGAGCGGACGATGTCGGATGGGGAACAGCGGTCGGGTAGATGGTGCTCATCGGGAATCCGGCGAGCGTATCGGTGCCATCGTTGATGCCGTAAAGCAGGCGTTTGTCGTCAAAGAAATAGACGTCGTACGGCTGGTTCATGCACTTGGAAAGCGATGCGTTCAGGGCGACATCGAACTCATCCATGGTAAAGGTGTCGGTACGGGCGGAGACGTCGGTCACCTTCATGCCGCCGTAACCATTGGCGTTAGCCTGAGGTTCGCCCCCATCTTTGGCGTATTCCACGAAGCCAACGATGGCGTTGACTCGGCCGGAGCGTGATGCATGACACAGCTCCTCGAGTTTCTCAGCCGTCAGGTCGGCGGGAAGTTTTGTACCTGCAGGCACGATGAGAGCGCCACGGATTTTGCCGAAATCGATGGTGCATTTGCTCTTGCCAGTGTTGAGCATGGCGGAGACGCAAGTTCTAATCTTTCTCATTATCTACAAGATGGTTTAGTAATTTTTAATTCGAGATTGGCAATGTTTATGGCGTCTATGGGTTCGCTCACCGCCTTGCCATCCGGTGCGTACGCGCCATAACGCCCATAAGAGTAGTTTTCAGAGTATTCGTGCCGGATGCGCTCGTCGTAACCGAAATCTATGCGACCGTCAGCTCTCAAAGCTTCGAGGAATGCCGAGTAAATCGGGCGGAGGATGTTGATGAAAGAGTTTGTTAGCCTCTCCTCGTTGCTCCACTGCTGGCGCGTAGAACACGCTATGAGAATGTTAACCTTTGCCTCGGTGTAGTAGTCGGCGCTTGTACGCTTTTCGTTGACCGGGCATTGCAACGCTATCATCGGCAATTTGGCCTCATTCCCGGCCTCTGTTAGGCTAAGTTCGTCGAGTCTGTCCTTGATGTACTGCGCGTTGCCGAAAACGAAATTGATAGGCGGGCATGGGATCTCCAACGCCGCGCCTTGGGAATTGTACACCGTCAGCGTACAATGCGTTGCGGCTTCGGCAACCACATCCCCAATAACCTCGATTATTTCTCTGCTTCTTCTCATAGATTCAAAGCGTTGATTTTCGTGGTGATGTTGGCGTCGACAGATATTCCTTTCAGAGCGCACTCGTCGGTTGCGCTCCATGCGGCGAACTCTCTCATCCTATCGACCATGCTATTCCACGCCATGACCTGCCGCTGAACGGGCGAGGCATATTCGTTGACGCTCTTCAACTTGACAAGCCCCGTTATTGTAGCCTGAGTGTTGGAGGCGCGGAGGATGCGATAAAAGGCATAATCTGCAAAAGCTTCTCTAAGCTTGTCACATACCTTCTCTATGGCGTCGTTGCGGATTTTGTCGCCCTCATCGCGGCACACAAGGTAGGTGTGCACCTTGTTCCCCACGTGCTGGCCGAGTGCGAACGTCAGAAAACGCTCCTGCTCGTCATCGATATAAGCCTCTATCGCCCCCACGACCTCGGCGGCATTGGGATTTGGCCGAGTGCCGAGCGAGGCGTTTTGAATGTGGCGGAAGCCATGCGTGAAATATGTATGGTCAATTAACATGATTACTCTGATTTTTTAGAGCGGGATTTCTTGGGAGTGGGAGCCGGAGCTTCTTTGATGTCAGTCTCCTCGGCATCCTTGACATCATCGAGGTTGACCTCGGTCATATCTTCGGCTTCCACAATCTTGTTATCTTCCACGGTTTCGGGTTCGTTGGGAACGGTTTCGGGTACACTTTCACCGGCATTATCGGCGGTCTCGGGTTCGTTGGGAACGATTTCGGCGATTTTGGGAACGGCGAAACCGAACTTGGAAAGACGGGCAGCAAGATCATCGGCAATGGCAATACCTCCATCTGCGGTTACAGCAACAAGTTCACGTATGATGGATGCGAGTTCTACCTGCGAAGCGGCCATTTCCATGCACGCTGTTGTCTTGGCCTCCAAGTCTTCCCGGAGCGTGGCTATGCTGTCGGCATCAAGAGCCGAGTCCTGCTGACAGGGCGTGAACGCAATCACGCCTCTGTCAACACGGATACGGTTTTCCTGGATCACCTTTGCAACCTCTTTCGGGTCGCCATCAAGGATGTACCTCATGGTTACGATTTTTTGATGGCGGTTTTGAGAGCGCTGATGGAGCCGTAGGCAAATGCCCACGGGCAGAACACGGGAACGATTTCCTCTGCCTGGGCGAGCAGGACGACCTGATTTTTGAGCTTGGTGTTCACATCATCAGCCCACTCGGCGGTCAGAGGAGTGTAGTCGATAATCTGAGCGCCACGCTGCATATCGCCGAGGAAATACTTGCCAACGGGGATGCCACTGTAGGGCACGACGCGGAGGCCACCGATTACGGGGTTACCGTTGATATCTTTGACAACTTCGAGGCGGTTGCCGTCGGTTGCCTTCTCGCAACGGATGGCGTTGATGGTAATCGGGTTCAGAACGAGGACGGTGGGAACGAACTGAGCATAGGTCATTACCGAGATGGCGGTTTCGAGGGCGTCGATGCTGTTGGGAGATTCGATACTCTGATAAGCACCGTTCTTGAAAGTCAGCTTCAGGGCGGCTACATCGGCGGCAAGCAGCGCGTCAGTGTTGGCTGCTGCCAGTGTCGCGCCCTCCAGGAAGATGCGGCGGTCGTTGACCTTGATGACATCGTATGTCTTGTTAAGGTCGGTGTTGGTCACTGCGGCCGAGCCTGAGACTTTCAGACCTTCGATGAGCAGATCGTTGGGCTCTTTGAGTTCGAGGATGAGGCCGTTGTCGGCTTTCTCGATTGACTGCACGCCACCTGCGGCGACGGTGAAAATGCTGTCGCTGATGATGGTTTCGACGGGCAAAACACCATCGTAACGGGTGATGCCTTTGAGGTTGTCGCCGGTGCCGTCGCCGAAGAGGATTGCGAAGTCCTCGGCATCGCGGACGCCGGAAATGAGGCAGTTCATGACGTAGCCACGGAGATAGGTCTTGCACTTGAGCGCGCGCTTCGACAGCTTGAAGTGGTGGCCGACGCGGGAAACCTGGGCGGTTTCTTCCTTGATGCTGAGGCTCGACTCGGGCAGCATACCGTTCTCGGGTACATAGCGGGCGTTGCGGTCGACCTTGTAAATCTGCTGGAAAGCGAAGATGGGGAATTCGGGGTCGCCGGGAAGAACGGTGGAGAAATTGCGAATGTGGAGTTTTTTGTCGGTGGCCTGAGATACGACGCGGTCGCTCTGCTGTGTCATGGTGACAGCTCCGCCGGTAACGACATTTCCGGTGAGGGAGATGTCCTTGAAAGCGAACACGCCGGATGACTTTTCGCGGTCGTTGATGAAATCCTGGAACTTGGGAGAATTGTACATCTCCTCGAAGCGCTCGTTGTATTTGCTGATGAAATCAAGGCCGATGCCGCGATTCTTCATCTTGTCAAGCGCCTCGGCAAGGTTCTTGACCTGCGTAACGAGTTCCTTGTTTTCCTTGGAGAGCGTTTCGATGGTTACACCATCTGCGCTTTTAAACGGTTTCAGCGCCTCTTTGAGGGCGGCGCTGTCGAGATAACCATCGATAGATTTGTTGATGGCGTCGGTAAAGGCGCCGATGAGCGCGCTGACGAACTCCTTCTGCTCGTCAGGGAGGGATTTCGTCTTGATGCCGACGATTTCCTCGACTTCTTTTTTTGTCAGTTTTGCCATAATGCACTATGAAATTTTAATGGTTGATGATTACTTGTTTGCGGCGGCTTTGAGCGATGCCCAGAACGAGAGCGATGGGTCCAGCTCAGTATCTCCCTTCTTCTTTTTACCCTCTTCCTTGTCGTCGGGTTTCTTCTCCTCGCCCTCGGGCTTTGCGCCATCGGCGGGTTTCTCTGGCTTGGTGGATTCGCCATCGCCGGGCTTTTTGGCCTCCTCATCTTCGGGCTTCTTGGCTTTCTGCTCAGATGGTTCCTCGGCGAGGATGTTGTTGGTACGGTACACACGCGCCCAGCAGTGCGGGCAACGCACATAGGCAAATGCATCGGTGATGCTCTTTGTCGTAAGCTGTTTTTTTGTAGCGGCCAGCCCGTCAATTATCGAGATGACGGCGGCCTGAATCTCAGGACGGTAACGCTCTATCTGTCGGTGCGCCTCGTTGCGGGCGATAGCCGAAACGAACTCCGAAGCTGCATCCTGCACCTCCTGAGAGAAAGTGTGCTCGGGCTCGGATTCATAGTCGAACTGATTGCCGCAACATGGACACGTCACAACCGTTCCGCCTCCGAGGGATTTGAGTAACAGGTTCAGTTCCATATCGTAAGATTTAAGTCGCTCGTCAGAGTATCCGCGCTGCTTGAAGGCCATGCGGATAAGTTCGACGGCATCTCTGAGCTGGTCGGGCGTGGCGCTCTTCAACCCGACGAGGAACGTCTGCGGGTTGGCGCCCCAACCGGTAAGGGTAGAGTATTCAAGCATCTTCCACTCCTTGACCTTGCGGCGGTCAGCTTCATCGCGGGCGAGTGCTTTGACGCCGATGGAGTGTTCAAGCGTTCTCCCAGCCTCGTGGAATAGCTTGTAGTCCTCGAACACATCGCGGCAAACCTGCTTGTTGAGGTTCATCTGCCCCGTCATCACAAGGTTGCCGTCCTTCTCCTCGCCGGAGAGAGGCACACCCAAAAGGATGCGCGTGTCGTGGTTGAGAAACCATCGCATCTTGCGGATGTCGTTGTTGAGCGTGTTCGCAAACGACCCGGGCATCGAGATGTCGTGCTGTGCGTCCTCGATGCCTATCCCGTTCACTGCAACAGTGACGATACCCTTCTCAGTGACATCCAGCGCTTTTGTTTCGTACTGGATATTAATCATCTGTTCTTTCATTACTTTCTCCTTTCGAGGGTTTATTAAATGGTTGATTGTTGTCAGGGTCCTTTTCTCCGGCGTGGCCGGTGTTGATCTGAATCGGAGAGGTTTGAGCCTTGATGATGCTATCCACTTTGGCAATCTCCTCCGGGGTCATTTCGAACTTGGTTTTATCGAAAATCTCCCCTTCCAGCGCATCCTCATGTATCTGGGCGCGCCAGTCATTGATGGAAATCAGGCCGTTATTAAACTGGCTAAGGCAACGCTCGTTGGTGAGCTTCTTCACTTCCTCGGCCTCTTTTAAGCCGACCTGCAAGCAGTCCACGTCGGAGAAATCGCAGTCGAGGTAAAGTCCCTTTTGGTCAAGCCCGAGGAACGTGGTCAGTGCCTCGCAGAAACGTTTGGCCGCAGGGATGATTACCGAGGTGTACACGCTCTTTTCGGCGTCGCCCTGATTGCTGAACGTGGACTGGTCTTTACGCGGAATGAGCACGGGCGGGATGCCGAACACCGAGGCTATTTTGATGGCATCCTCCAACGTTTCATCGAAAGGTTGCATCTCTGCGATGGTAGCACTCGTCTTGATGAAGTTCACAGGAATGTCGGTAATGACGTAGGGGGATTTTCCCTCGGCTACTCCGTACTTGCTGTTAAACTCCTCGCGCAGTTCCCTCTTCTCCTCCGGCTCAAGCGCAACGGTGCCCGTGACGTCTTGTTTCTGCGACACGATGAATCCGAGTGCGCCGCGCTTGACGTAGATCACATTGCGGGCTTCATATACCGCAATGAGGTTGGCAATGGGCTTCTTCACAGCAAGCAATCGGCTCGGTGCTTTGAGATAGTCAGCCGACCTCAGCATCTCAGGGATGCCATCTCGGTCGTGCCATATCTGATGGCTCGGTATTGTCATCGCAGAATGCTGGCCGTCCATAAGCGCGTAGCCCCTTATCAAATCATCGACCTCGGCTATGCCAAACATGGGCAGTGCACTGTTGTATGCGGCGGGGATTATCTGTATCAGTTGCGACGGCAATACCCAGTAGTTGTTGCACCATTGGAATTTGGTCGCATCGGGCGAGATGGTGTCCGGCATTGCGGCACGGAAATAGGCGTTGCCCGTGGCGAGCTTATAGACGAAATGCTGGTAGACGAGTTCTCGCCACGTCATCAGGGGGTTCGGCCGTTTGAGGATGGCATCAGCGCCGAGGCGGTTACACCAAACAAGGCTGTCATCTTTGGCACGTTTCAAATCGAAATGCGCCTCCGAGATGCGTTTGGCGATGAAATCAATCGGCCAAAACACCTCCGGCACGGTCTTGAATAGTTCGAGGAAATTGTTGCCCACGACAGTCGGATGCACAAGTCCGTCCATCATTGACAATATCTGCTGATAACGCCATGCGTCAACAACATACACGCTCAGGTTCCCCTGATGGTCAACCTGAGGTACGACGTCTGCACGGACGGCTACTGCCTCCGTGGTTTCCTTTTTGGCATATTTGCGCTTAAAGAAATTCATGCGTTCTCTTTTGCCACAAAGATGCGCACGAAATCACCTCAATTCTCCGAAGTGGCCTAAATATTGGAATTTACCGCCCTTCAATAATCGCGGTTAACTTGCTGATTATATTTTCGTTGAGGACGTTTCAGCCTCAAAACTGAACTTTACGACGAACTGCACGAAACCGCTCAGGACCGCACTCGCCTCGTAGTTCTCGCCGGTACTCTTGTTGTAGTCGAGCAGGGTTGTCATGAAGCGGGCATACTCGATATTGTCGTTAATCGCGGCTTCGTTAAAAAGTAAATGATTCTTAACAAAATCAGCCGTAGCTGCGATGCGCCGGGCTACATCGGCAGCTTCATTCATTGCCCTGACGTTCGGAATGCGCTTGCGGAGGTCTCGTACGAACCGGAAATACGCCGGGGCGCACTCTATGATTGTCTGCTCCGCTCCCGCCTTGACGAGCATTTCGGCAATCTCATCAGTAGATGAAGTATCGCACAATGTCAAGTTTGTGATATGCCACTTATTCCCGCAAAGTTTGCCGTGCACAAGGGCAAACTTGCCGTTGACGTTAGGCATCGCGTAGACGATATCCTTGCTATAGCGGCATTGTGTTGCCGGGTTGTAGAAATGTATCACGCCATCGCGGGCGTAGAGGTTGCGCTTGCGGCGGTTGGAGAATGCGAGGAACTGCTCGCGCAGAGTATCGGCGATGATATAGCGTAGAGTGTCCGAGATGTGGCCGTGTGCCTCGTAGGTCTGCTTTGTTGTCGGATTTTTGACCTTGGTCTTGAGAATGGCGCCGTTGACATCTTTCTGCACACTCTGATAGTCCTCGATAGATACCTTGCACACATCGCTGATAATGATGTTCAAGCCGGGGAGGATGCCGTCGAAGATGGCGTTGATAAATTCCCCCGACATCGGCACGCTCGGGTTGCGGTTGCTGACCTTATCCTCTACATCCATCCCGCACTTTTGCAGGGTGTCGATGAATAGGTCGTGGAAGGAGCGCTTTTCATCGTCGATATTGTTTGCCGCTTTGGTTGAGGCGTCGCCATGGAGGATTACGCGGTCAACTCCCATTTCATGCAGCTGCTTTGCTACAAGCTTGGCCGCTTTGCGCACGGTGTTATTTGGGCTTTCGGCACACGTCTCCCCTATCTGCCTAACCTCATAACGGTTGCCATCGACGGCAACCTGCCAGTAGGTGCAGGTAATGTAGGGCAATACGTTGGAGTCGACGCTCAGGTGTACTGGTAGTGTCGGGTCGTATGCGACCTCGGCAGTGTGCTTGCTTCGGGCGAACGAACCGAAGAACTCCGAACCGGTGCGAATGACTCCCCACTCGCCGAGGGCATAGACGTTATAATAATCGGGGTCGTTGATGCGGTCTTTTTCAAAGTCGGCAATACACTGCTCGTCATAGTAGCCGTATGTGCCGTCGGGCGAGCCGACCACCCAAAAGTTATTGAGGTAGGTGGACTGGATGATTACCGTGTCGGGCGCGTGTTCCTCAACCTCCTTTGTGCGCGGGTTGAGGATATATTTGGCCTCGTTCATTCTGATGGACTTCACGGCGGTTAATTCGGGGGGAACCTTACGCCCTCCGATTACAATATCCATCGACACATCATGCCACTGCTCCCTATCGAAGACTTCCTTCTTAATCCAGTGCGTTTCGTTGATTGGATTAAAGGTCGTTATTATCTGCTGGCCGACCTTACCACGCAGACGCTTGCGCACCTGCTTAAAATCCTCGCTCTCAAATTCGCTCCACTCGTCGAGCACGAGGCGTTTATAGTTTGATATACCCTTGATTTTTTCAGGGTCATCGAGTCCGCCGAAATCTATCTTGGCGCCATTGGATAGGCAGACTATCTGATGGATACCATCTTTAAATTTAAAGAGATGGTAGATGCCGAGTTGCTTGGCGGCGACCTTGAAATCCTCATAGATGGTTTTACCGATAGACGCGCCGACCTTGCGCATTATCAGTGAGTTTTCGCCATCCCATAGCGTCATTATCAAAATCAACTGAGCCACGCTATACGACTTGCCCGACGAGGAGCCGCCGAACAAAATAATAAGTCGTATCGCAGTATCCTGCATCAGCTTCAGGAGGTGGAAGCCGAGCGGGTTCAGTTTTTTGAAATTGATTCGCATGAAAACTTACTTTTTGTAAGCATATTTGGCCGTTTCGCTTTCAGACGTTTCTGTTTTCCCGAAGTTTTTCTGAGCGCTATTGGAAATTTGTAAGCGAATATGGCGATTTCGCTTACATTGCGTTATCCTCGTCATCATCGAAGCCAATCAGTATCTCCCCGCGCATTGTGCCGTTGGTATTGACGTTTACATCCTTGGCCGATGCGTAACCGAGTACTTCTATCAGCCTACGCTTGGCGGCATCCTTATCCACGTCGGGGATTAGGCGTTTGCCGCTACGGGTAAACCTGAGCAGCTTGCGCGTGGCTCGGGGGATTTCGTGGAGGTAGCGCATTCGCCATAGGTGGGTTTTCTCGTCCTCAATCCAAAGGTCGAGCGGATCGAGGTCGAGGATTTTGACGTCGTCGGAGATGATGCGCTCGCGGCTGATGGTGGCGAGTCTCGCACGCTCTTCTTTTAGCTGCTCAACTCTTGCTATTATCTTGCTATTATCCATCAGCCTTGAAGCGTTGGCGTAATGCGTATTCGCCTGCGCTCCGTTTTTGCAGTTGTACGCCTTTCGGTAAGCGGTGACGAGTACGCCTTTGGTGTCAGTGCCGTAGGCGTCTACGACGTACTGGCAAAACATCTCCTGCTGTGGCGTCAGTCCGTTCTTGTCTATCTTGCGTGCCATAGTGCGGTGTTAGTTTGATGGTTGATTCGTCGGTATTTATTGGCATTTGTCGGTGGTTGTATGCTCTCACGACAATAGCCATAAGAATAATAGATAAAATGGGTTGGCGTTGTTGATATCCATAGGAGTTATTTGGATTTCTCCCGCCGTTGGGGCGGATTTTATGGAGGTGGCGATTTTGGGATGCGTGGGGTGTATACGCGCCACATGTTCCGTCGCATTGGGTCGGCCGTGGTGGGGATTGAGCGGGAACCACTGCCCGGGATATGGCGATTATGCGCTAATATGCGCATTCCCGCGGGAGGGGAAATCTCTATCGCGGGA